GATGACTTCAATCGTAGGTTGCCCATGTTTGGCATATCGTCGCCATTCGTTGATAGGTCCGATGTAGCCCGCTTTGACTTGTTTGGCAATAAAATTAATTTGCTTGGCGCTGATAGCGATACTGTTTATCATGGTGTATCATGCGACTACTTTTGGATTAATGAATCGCTTGATGTTAGTCAACAAGTCTTTGATCAGTCAGAGCAACGATGCCGCAGATTCTGGTGGCAAGATTATAACCCAAAGGTAACAGAGCATTGGGTGTACGATAGGGTGTGTAAGCGGAGCGATGTCGGTTTCATTAAGACAACGATCTTGGATAATCCATTCGTTAGTGAAATGGAGAAGCGCAAGATACTTGGCTATGAGCCTACCGATCCGAACGATCGCGAATTGCCCACCTCTAAACGCAGACCACACCCTACTAATATAATCAACGGCACTGCTGATGATTACATGTGGAATGTGTACGGGCTTGGTTTGCGCTCGGCACCAGAGGGACTTGTCTTTCAACACGTTAACTGGATTAAAGATGTTGAGTACCCTAATGTTGAGAAACAATTTTATGCAATGGACTTTGGTAGTGTTGATCCTACCGTACTTGTTCAGGGCTGCATCATAGGAAAGGATATATACTTCAAGAAATTATTTTATGAACCATGTGATGCGCCCGACAAAATTGCAAACATGATTGACGCGCATGGTAAGCGTAATGAAATTATTTGGGGTGATAGTGCAAGTGCTGGACATATTAGTTATTTAAGACGAAAGGGTTTTAAAGTATATGGAGTGAACAAGCCTGCTGGCTCAGTTGCTTATGGTGTATCGTTGCTTAAGAACTACAGGTTAAATATTGTTGATTGTCCTGAGTGGCGCAAAGAGCAAACGAGTTATAAGCACAGGGTCATCAATGGAATAAAACAAGAGCAAGACTTTATTGGTATAGATCACGCATGGGATGCCGCGAGGTATTTAGTAATGAGTAACTTTACTTAGGTAAATAAAGATAATATGAACATCTGGCAATACGGGGTACAAACATTCAACAACCTCTTTCGCGTTAAGAAGGAAGGCGGTAAGTATTTTTATGTTGCATCGAAGTATAATGCGTGGGAGGAGTTAAGCTACATCAAAGCATACCTCGAACTCCCTGAACTCAATGCAGTTATATCTACCAGCGCGCGTATGTTTGGTAATGGTGTGATTAAGGAAGTGGATGATAACGGTACTGAGATTGATTCACCACTTGTGCAGAAGTTACGCAATCCAAACTGGATGCAGAACGGGCAGGAGTTTTTGCGCCAGACAAAAATATTTAGAAGCATCTTTGGTAATGAATACATATATGAATTGCTACCATTTGGTATGGATATGGAGCTCGCAAAAAAATCCGCTATCTATACCATCCCATCAAATTGGATAAAGCCTAAGTATGATCAGGACAAACCATACTTCTTTGAAGTGGAAGCACCTGAGTCTTTCTATTATGAACTAAGTTATCGCGGCCAATTAAAAAAGATAGCCAACAACAATATCCTCCACTTCAACGATGATCGTGCTGACATGGATAATGTTTACGATCATAACAATACTAACCTGACTGGAGAGTCGAAGTTGAAAGCGTTAACACCTGCGTTGAATAATCTTAAGATGGCTTATGAGACGCGTGGTGTGCTGCTAAAGAATAGAGGAGCGTTAGGCATACTCAGTAATGCAACGAGTGATAAGATTGGAGCAATACCAGTTGACCCTGAAGAACGTGAACGCATACAGCAAGAGTACGCACGTGAGTATGGCGGACTTGATGGGCAACGCCAATTAATTATTTCATCTGCTGATTTACGTTGGCAACAAATGGCAATCAGTCCTGACAAGATGGGATTGTTTCAAGAGACAGAAGCAGACTTCAATAAGATACTTGACGCATATGGTATGCCATCGGAATTATTTGTGCGTGCTGCTGGTGCAACGTATGAGAATCAGAAACAGGCACAAAAAGGTGCTTATATAAACACTGTAATACCAGACGCGAATGAATGGATTAGTGGGATAAATAGTAAGTACCGTAAGGGCGCAAAGACAAAGCTGATCATGGATTATATGCACCTAACTATCTTTCAAGAGGACTTGAAGAGTAAGGGTGATGCGTTGCAATCTAATATTAATGCGCTTAGTAAGGCATTACAAGATCAAGTGCTAACACCTACTGAGTATAGAGAGGAACTTGCTAAACTTGGTATAGGTGATGGAAAAGAAATACCATCTAAGGCTGAAGACCCCAACCAACAAAACAGTCAGACGTTAGCAGCGCAAGCGTCACTGCGTGGCAGTGTTGGTGGTGTACAAGGATTGTTGAGTATACAAACTGGCGTATCTGCTGGCACAACAACATACGAATCTGGCTTATCAATGTTAACTATTATATATGGATTTTCAGATGAAGAGGCAAGACAATTATTAGGTAACCCGAAATAATAAAATACAAAAACATTTAAACTATAATATCATGGCAAAGAAAAAAACAATTACTAAAGAATCGGTGAAGGCTCAAGATGAGTTTGTTGCTGATGTAGTGGAGGATACGCAAGATGAAGTTGCCGCAGTGAAATCTGTTGCGAAGAAAAAAGGCTTATCATCCTTTGGCTCAATGCTCGCAGCAAACGCAAAGCGCAAAGAGCGCAAGAAATTGTATGGAAAAGAAAATTAAGGAACGCATTGCTCAGGAGATTAAAGAGCGCGCGAAAAAAATTGACAATAAGCAAATTGTAAAGAAATGAAACCAATAAATTTTATAGGGTGCAATGTGGTATATGCTAAGGATCAGCCTGAGTATCTACCACTACCAGCTCTCAAGACTGAGGATGGTTTGGTAGTTACTTGTTGGGAATTAACTGATGAAGAAGTTGAACAAGTTGTTAAAAATAAAAAGTTTTATTTTTCTCAGCTTACTTTTAATCAACCATTGCAACCAATGAGACCTGTAACTGATTTATCCGACTTAATTGAGATAGTATGAAAACACCTAACATCACCGGCAAAGAGTTATTCAATTGGTTAGTGGCTAACAAAGCAGAGTTAATTGACTCTAAGAAAGCAGCAACTAAGTTTGCTGATGCTACTAGCTGTAGTGTTTCGTTACTTAGTAGCGAAGTATCTAAGGGTAAGTATCTCTATGAGGATGATGAAGATGGTGGTAGCTTGAAACGCACCATTGTCGCCAACACGTATAACTACCTTGATTCACATGGTGATGTACACCTTGAAGGTATTTTCAGCAACTCCATTGAGCAACGTAAGAATCGCCCGGCTCCTCATTTGTATGATCACAACTTTTCAGTGCTAAGTAAAGTAGGTAAGTCACTTAACTACACTGAGCGAAAAATTTCTTGGCGCGAACTCGGACTTGGTAAGACTGGTATGACAACAGCACTCGTGCTTGAATCAGAAGTGAAGCGTGCTATGAATGAAAAAGTTTTTGATGCTTATCTCAATGGTGAGATAGATCAGCACAGTGTTGCGATGCGATACATTAATGTATCACTCGCAGTGAATGATGAAGAAGAATATCCAAACGAATATAAAGTATGGCAGGAAGTTATTGGTAAAGTTGGCAACCGGGCTGAAGCTGAGAAGAAGGGTTACTTCTGGGCAATACGTGAAGCTGCTTTGCTTGAAACTTCTGCCGTACTTGAAGGGTCTAATGTATTGACACCAACATTAGGCAAGACTCAACCGTCCGAAGACATTGAGGAGAAAAATGTTCAACCACCATTTGTATTGAACAGGGTCGCGATTTTAAATAACTTTTTATAAACTAAAAACGAAAAGAAATGAACGAAGAAATTCAAAAGGAGTTGGAGAAACTCTTTGGCGCTGCTGGTGAAAAAACCAAAGCAGTAATTAAAACGGAAGTAGCTGAAGCCTTATCAAAGGTTATCACTGCTGACGAGTTGGAAAAAAGGCTTAAGGCTGTTTCAGTTGATCCTAAAGTAATTGAAAAGTTACAAGAGGCGATTGAGAAGCAAGGACTGGAGCTTACCACTTTTCTTGAGGGCAAGAAAGAACAAGATCAAACACTTGGTTCTGTCCTCCATGCCAACAAAGAAAAGATTCAAGCAATTGCAAAGAGTGGACGTGAAGCCGCTTTTAAAATTGTTCTGCCTGCATCTGTTGCCCGCAAAACTTTAGTGGAGCGTTCTGCTGTATCATCCTCCACGCAGGCAATGCGCTTGACGGACATCGGCCAGCTTGATTATGTGAATGCTGTTATCAAGTCGCTGTTCCGCACCGTGCAGATTTCTCCTGATTCAAACGGAGTTATCCGCTATGTTGACGAGAGCACTGCAACGCGTAATGCTGATGTAAAAGCAGAAGCAGCCGAAGCACCTGAATCAGTACAGGCATGGACAGAGCGTTCTTTGAACCTTTATAAGATCATGGATTCAATTCCTGTTACTATGGAGGCGTTCAAAGATGTAAACTTCATCGAAGGTGAAATCAATCGTCTGTTGAATATCAACATGACTTTGAAAGAGGATAGCCAATTGTATTCCGGTTCTGGTGTTGCGCCAAACTTAAAAGGTTTGTACACTTCTGCAACTGATACACTTTTTGGTTCTGGAAGTTACAACGCTTCTGTTGACAATGCGAATGTGTATGACCTGATTGCTGCTCTTCGTTCCGCGATGATGGGCGGTAATAAGAAATATTCACCAACCGCTGTGTTGATGAATCCAGTTGACATCTTTAAGTACAAGGTGTTGAAAGGTACTGATGGTCATTATCTGTTACCTCCATTCGTTGGACCAAACGGTGAGACAGTTATGGGAATGAGAGTTGTGGAAAGTGCGCAAGTAACTGCCAACACTCTTGCCGTGATTGACTCTAAGTATGGTACTATCTACGAAGATGGGGGTATTGAATTGGAAATGGGTTACGTGGATGATCAGTTCACTAAGGACACCATGACCATCAAGGCTCGCAAGCGTACCGCACTTTTGATCCGCACCGTTGATGAAGGTGGTTTCTTCAAAGTGTCGAACATTGCAACTGCACTTTCTAACATCGAGACTCCTTAATAATTGAATGAAGTAAAAACAGAAAAGTAAAAGACAATGAAAAAGTTTTATAACATGATTACATTGCCGAGCACCTTGTGCTAAGCAAAGTAAACGAACTGCGCGAAGACGTTATCGAAAAATTACTTAGCAAACCATAAATGTTTATGAAACAATCCAAAGTAAGAAAACTAACAAATGAAGGGTGGCAAAAAGTTTTGGCTAATATGCCGGAGTCGTGCAAGAACCTGATTGAAGCCATTAAAGGAATAATTCGCTAATGAAGTAAAAACAGAAAAGTAAAAGACAATGAAAAAGTTTTATAACATTCTTTTATCAATCGCTTTGGTAGCCATTGCGATTGTTGGTCAGGCTCAGACGCTTGCAATGTACAACTCAACCTATACCACGTTAGCTACCGACACGGCAACTAACACTGGTACAGCAACGGTTGGAAATATTGTTCCGTTGAAGCAGAATGGTGAGGCGTACTCCAGTACGGTTATTGCTGTGCTTGCAACTGATGTGAGTGGCACAACTGGCGGAACGTTATCACTTCTCGGAAGTGTTGATGGTGTTACCTACAAAGCACTTACAACTGCTGAAACTGCAACGGCTCTTGCGACTTATACAATCGCGGATGCTACTGCTGGTTATCATTGGCGACTTAATGGCTCACCCTTTCCTTACTACCGAGTACAATTGGTTGGTACTGGTACGATGGTGACCACCATAGCGGCAAAGATTCATAGGAGTAAGTAGTCAATTTATTATCTAACGGATTACATTATGTTTGTTTTATCAAGCGACTTTGCGAGACTGCCTTATAAAATTCCTAACATAGAGGAGACAACGGATGAAGCTACAGCCATAGCGTCTGAGTTCAGTGTCTACATGCTGGAGAAGGAAGAGTACATCCTCAAGAAGTTGCTTGGTAAAGCATTCTATGATGAGATGGTAGATCAGTTTGCTTTGCTAGATGCTTGGGCGTCTGCTACTGTTTATGGTGTGGGTGATGAGATCACTTATAACCGTAAGTTATGGAGATCATTGCAAGCAGCTAACACGGCAAACACTCCAGCAGAAGGAGCTTGGTGGACTGAGGTAACTGATAACGTTTGGACAAATTTATTTTTCGGTGCTGATTATGTTTACGCGGAAAAAACTTATGAGTGGATTGGTATGGCGGAGTTGCTTCGACCATATATCTACCAAGCATGGGTGCGTGATACATATGACAATCACACAGGGGCAGGGATGGTAGTTGCCACAAATGAAAATGGTGTAGATATTAGCCCGGCTTTCAGAATCTCCAATGCCTTCAATAAGTTCAGTGAGTTAGCTGGTGGTCATTATTGTATTGACAACACGCTCTATGGTTTCCTTTATGTGAATGAAGATGATTATGCAGTGGAACACGAGTACACTCCGCAGGGTTTTATAAATTCTTTTGGTATATGAGGTATGTAGTCGATGATATTGGTACAGTGGTAGAAGCGATGGACGTGAGTGCTATTGATGGAGTTAGTTCTGTCAAATACATTTATGGTCACCGCAAATCTATTGCTGCTCGATTAAACACGCGAGCTGAAAAGTACCCGCTCATCGCACTAAAACTTGATACGTCAGAAGATGTAGTGGAAGGTATTCAGCAATTCAATTTGAACATCGTTATTGCTACGCTGACCAAAGGACAGTACACAGAGGAGCTACGCATGGATAAAATTTTTCGTCCAGTGCTCTATCCTTTGTATATAGAGTTCTTCAAGCAATTGAAAAACTCCGGTTTGTTTATGTGGGAAGGTTCGCATAAGTACCCTCCACATGTAAAGACAGACCGGCATTTCCTTGGTATCACTGAGCAAGAAGGCAACACGAAGTATATTTTTAATGACCCGTTAGATGGTATTGAGATTACAAATTTGAGAATTAATTCAACAACTAAATGCTAAAATAAATGGCAGCAGAAAATTGTATCGATAAAGAAAATTTAGGAGTGACTCGGTGTACGAAGTTTCCAGGGCCCTTCAAAGCAATGATTATTACGCCTCCAGGGTTTTCATTAACTCCTGCGCAAGCGATCGTAAGTTCTAACTGGCAAGACGCGTTGCAAGATGTATTGGCCGAAAGAGCTTACCTGTGGCCTGAGTTTGATAAGATTGAAGACGTTAGTACTGACTCTGTTTATGATGAAGGTATCAACAGCGACATCTTAGCAGATCAAGGTAAGTATCGGTTCCGTGCTATGATCAATGCCGGTTTGTGTATGCATAAGAATATGACTACGCACTCTGGTAAAGGTGATCGTATATTCTTGATTGACAAGAAAAATCAGATCATTGGCACAGAGATGGCAAACGGAAATATCCGTGGGTTTAAGCTCGGTTTGCTTAACACTGAGAAAATTAAAATCAGTGATGGATCGGCAGGTACTTACTCACCAGTGTACTTTGTCTTAAAGGATGAAACTGAATTGAGCAAGAAAGGTTTGATTGTAGATGGTCAGGATTTTGTTAATGAGTTGCTGAGCATCGTTGACGTTACGCTTGAACTGGTTGGCTCGATTAGCTCGTCTACCATTGTAGTGGATGCATTCATTAGCTGTGATGAGGATACTCCGTTGACTGGATTAGTTGCGGCTGACTTTCTACTCTTAACAGATGCAGGGGCAGCGCAAACTAAAACGCTTACCGAATCTACTACAGTGCCCGGACGTTATACACTAACGGCTGGAACTACTTTTGTGGACGGTACTGTAACGCTCGTTCCAACTGCCAGTTTATCGGTAGATGCTTATGAGGCGGGTAACACGCTTACTGTTAATGTTCCTTAATTAATAAGGGCAGTGATTTAGCTGCCCTTGTTTTTATGACGCTGAAACAATTACATGAAAAACTTTTATCCTTACAGGTGATGTATGGAAAGAAGCTTGAGGTGCTCCAGCTTGAAGTTGTTTATGAATTGGAGGATCAGATAACAGAGGCTAACAAGTCGATGTTATGGGAAGGTAAGAAAAGCGATGGTAAGTCAATGCCACCATATGCAAACAAACCGGGAAAGATTAGATTGTATGATCAAGGATTTTTCTACCAAGGATTTTTTGTTGAGCGCACTGGCAGCTTTCCAATAGTAATTGATTCGAGTGATGAGAAACGAGACATGTTAGTAGAGCGTTATGGTGAAACAATATTTGGTCTTGACAAAGTTGCGATTAATGAGTTGGCTAAAGATCATATATTGCCTGCTCTTGTTAAAAAGATTAAAGACGAATTGGACTTATCATAACATTCCGTTTCGCCTGTTCATTGAAATTGTTAACACTGGTAAGACTGAGTTGCTTGGTGGATTGGATTACAACGAGGCTTGGTTGCAGATAATAAAGGATAATGCAGAAGCAACCGACAACCACCAATTCAACTTCTATACCAAAACGTTTTTGAAAAAGTCTGCGTTGGCAGCAAAGTACTTAGTGGAGAAAGCGAGCTTACTGATGATAGCAATTAAAAAAGATGAGCTGGTTATAAATGATTTGAGGTCGAGAGGTTATAAGATTGATATTACAAGCGATAAAAAATATCTTGACTCAATCAATGATGGACTAAGAAGGGTTACTAACCTAACAACAAAAATTGGTTTGGCTAATTCACAGATGGAAGAAATTGTTGCAATGGCTGAAAGTATAAAAAGAAAAAGTGCTGATGATTTAATTGCTGAGCTCAATGCAGGATTAGGATGGGCTGTTGATACCAATCTAACTCTTGCCGCGTTTAATGCTCATGTTAAAATAGTAGAAAAAAAGAATAGGGCAAATGGCAGAGATTAATAAAAATGATATTTTCGCACCAGACCTCAACGAGCCGTTGAAGGAATTACAAGGTACATTGGAAGATGTGTTGGGAACTCTTGGGCATTTGCGCCAGTCCGGTAAAGGAATGGAGAGTACGTTTAAAGAAACTGCTGAGGTTACTAAAAAGACAAACGCTGAAACTGAAAAGCTAACCAGCAGTCTTAAAGATTTGGAGAATGCTGAGAAAAAATTAGGAGAATCTAAAAAGCAAAACGCTAAGGTACAAGAGAAAGAATTGAATGCTTTACAACTTCTTAAGAAAGAATTAAAGGAAGCTCAAAGTGCAATGCTGAAAGCTGGTGACGCTGGCGGCACTATGAGTAAAGACTACCAGAACGCGGCAAAGAAAGCTGGGGAGCTGGCGGATAAAATTGGTGATGCTAAGGACGAGGCGAAAGTATTTGCTAATGATACAGCATTTGGTGCATTAGGCACACGCATAGGTTTATTAAAAGATAAAGTACTATCACTTGACTTCAAAGGAGTAGGTGAGCAGCTTAAAGGTATTGGTCAGATCATAATGGCTAATCCATTGCTGCTTCTTGCTGGAGTAGTTACTGGAATAGTCATTGCGCTGGTAAAGTTTAAAGATAACATACCTCTTGTTGGAGCAGCGTTTGATAAGATTGGTGGTGGTATTGATTACGTTGTTGAAAAGTTGAAACAGTTTACTGACTGGTTAGGTATATCCACTTTTGCTCAGGACGAGCTGAATAAAAAAATAGTGGAGGGTGCTAAGGAGGCAATGAAGGATACTGAAGCAAAGTATAACCAAGAAATAAAATTGGCTAAGATTGCAGGAAAGGAAACTATTGATATGGAGATAGCCAAACAGGAGGCCCTCATTGAGAGTGGTATGGTAGGTATAGCTCAACTTCTTAAAAAGAAAGAATTGGGTAAGGAGGAAAAGCAGTTGTTAAAAGATTTATCCGATGCCACATCAACCGCAGTTTTAGAATTGGATGCTTTACGTGCTCAAAAGTTTGAAGAGAATAATAAGCGCAGGCGTAAGGAAGTAATGGACATGGAGATGGTGCGGATAGCTATTGAAATGGAAACAGCAGCACTTGAAGCAAAGAGTCAGAAGGAACTGGAGATACTTGCCGCGAAGGTAGCTGCTGAAGAAACTATTGGTGAGTGGGCACTTGAGCAAGCTAACAACCTAGAGAAAGAAAAAACAGATACTTATATAAGTCTTTCAGAACAAAGACAGGCGCAAGCTATGAAAGAGTTTCAGGTGCAAACTGCTTTTATAAATGACTTGAGTGCATTTATAGTTGGAGCAGCTACTGAAAATAATCTATCATTGAGATCACTTGCTAAGAACTTTACCATCTTTGTACTCAATCAAATAGAGCGGCAAATGTTGGCACAGCAAGCAGCTACCATTGCTCAAGCTACCGCCAGCATTGCAGCACAGGCGGCAGCGTCTTCTTTATTTGATCCAACTGCTTTGGTAAGGGCGATTGGAAGAGCGTCTATAATAACCGGGATTATAAAGGCAGCATTCGGTGTAGCTCGTAGCGCAATAGGGAAATTTGCAACTGGTACTTCATACTCGCCAGAAGGACTTGCATATGTTGGTGAGCGTGGGGCTGAGTTAATGAATATTCCCGGACAAGGCTTGGTGTTATCACCTAACAAAGCAACGCTATCTTATCTTAAGAAGGGCACTGAGGTTATACCACACGAGCGTTCTATGTCTATGCTTGCCAATGCTGGTTTAGATATTGGGGGTGGAAAAGATTTTACCATGCTAACACACTTGCAACTGGTTAATAATAGCGTTAAACAGATTGGTGGCGCAATAGTAAATGCAGTTCAGGAAAGTACCGGACGTATGTATGAACAAGGCTCACAAGTGTTTGCAGTTCAAAAGAGATTGGATGGTAGTCGTAAGTTGATCAGACTAAAATCATTATCAGCATGACCCCATCAACGCGCTTTACTTTCTTCCATGATACAGTAAGCCCATCAGGTACTGT